CGACAGTCAGTCCTCATGAGGAAACCATGAGAGGAGAATCCGAAGAGTTTCTCCCGCCATCGAGAGGTGGTCAGTACCCGGTAGGGGAAAGTAACAGCTATGACGAAGTTCGCGCAAAAGCGCGTTTTACCGAATAAAGAGGGCGATACAATTGTATTCAGGCGTTATGCTCGAATGGCAACTGTGCCGGTGCCTTTAGTTGATGGGATAACCCCTCCAGGGGCTGCTCTATCAGCAACTGATATTAAAGCTCGTGTTTCGTTTTATGGGAATTTCGTCACCATTACGAATCAGGTCGAGCTAACGGTTGAGGATCGTGTCTTGAACGAGGCTGCACGCCTTTTAGCGCAAAACCTTGGCCAAACAATTGACGAGGTTACACGCGATGTGTTGGCGTCAACTGCATCTACGCTGCAGTGTAGCAATGGTGTTAACGGAAACACGCCCACAGAGCTAACTAAGGCTGATATTGATGCAGCTGTAATTGCTCTTTTAGGAAACGATGCCGAGATGATCTCGGAAGTAGTACCTGGACGCGATGCGTTTGGTACAGCACCAGTAAGACCAGCTTTTTGGGCTTATATTGATACAGCTCTTCTAGATGACCTAGAGGCAGTATCAAACTTTGTCCATAGCGCACAGTATCCTAACCAGCAGTCAGTGCTTGAGGCAGAATGGGGTACAACTGGTAACGTTCGCTGGCTTTACACTAGCGTAGGAAGCGTAAGCGCAGCTTCTCCAGCCGTATATGATAACTTCATCATCGGTAAAGAAGCATACGCTGTAGTACACCTCGGAAGCGAGACAGGTGAGTTCTATGTTGAGCCATTAGGTTCTGCTGGTTCTGCTGACCCGCTTCACCAAAGAGGTACAGTGGGGTGGCAACATCCCTTTGTTAGCCGCATCCTGAACGATGCGTTTATGCAAAACCTACAAGCAACACATAGTTAATAGGAGGGTAATATGGCACAAGTAAAAACTTTCACTTGGACAAATGCAGCCTCTGCAGTAGCCCGTGATCAAGATGTAGGATTTGTGGTAGCAGAAGCTACTACAGTAGACACCACTAACGGCGGTTCGTGGTATTGGAACAGCCAAATGGCTGACGCAGCAGTTTTAGACGTTGACAGTGGAACTTTCTCCACGTCAAACGGCTTTACACCGCTATCACAGAGTTCAAACTATGGTGCAACAATGTCTGCATTCACAAACGCTAACCCTGGTGTTATCACTTGCGGAAACACAGCAGCTGCTGGTTTTGCAGTAGGCGATACCATCTCAGTTGAGCGTGTAGCAGAGAGCGGTTCAGGTACTTCTTTAAACAGAAAGACCTTCACCATTGCATCACTAACAGCAACAACAATCACATTAGACCAAAACACTACTAGTGATGCAGTCTATGTGAGTGGTGGAGTCGTGTCTCGGGTTTCCGATACAAACGGCGATGCTGTAGCACAAGAAAACCACGCTATTCGCGGTATTACTGTTGGAACAACTCCTGTTGGAGCCAACAGCGCCGTTATGGTTATGGTTTGTAAGAGTGCAGAGTCGGTTACATGATTTTGCTTGGGGGGGGAGGGCGTTCCTCCTCTCCTGTTATTATTAAAATGGAGTAGATATGACAGTTAAAGACGCACCTAATGTTGTAAAAAGCAAGAAAGACCGCCAGAAGGAATGGCTCGAAGAGGAGATTCTCTACGAGTTCTTTAACCTTGAGGAGCCAGGTGTCCCCGTTAAGTTCACCTTTGGGCCATCAACAAGTCCAAAAACTTACACTTTGCTGCATGGGGGTAAATATACCCACCCACGGAAGATTATTCAGCACCTAGAATCTAGGCAGGTTCCTATTTGGGGATATAAGCCAAATGGAGAAGGGCGCATGGAGAAGAATCTTAAGGGATATAAATCACGGTTTCAGTGTAGACAGTTGTTTGAATAAAAGTAGGGATGATCGATGGCAGAATGGGATTTACAAAATATTCGCACTAAGACTAGGCAGGTAAGCGGACGGCTTTCCGTCTCCTCTTTGAGCAATAGCCAAGTGGATGACTATATAAACAGGTACTTCCAGTTTGAGTTCCCTGCTGAGGTCAAACTTAATAGAAATTATGTGTTGCATGAATTTAACACGGCTGCTAACACTCAGGATTACGCTTTCCCGGCGAATTTCACTAACTTTGTCCCCTCGGCCACTATCGACCGTAGGGACATAGTTTTTTACCAAGAACCTGATGTTTTTTATAGAGACAACGTTGAAAATGTTCAGCGTTTCTCTACTTGGACAGGCGATGGTTCGACAACAGGGTTTTCCAATACCTACACCTCTAATGCGCCTATCCTTGAGGGCTCGGTGGTAGTTGATGACACGGTTGAAGTGTTCTCAGATGACGGTGCAGGTGTACTCACGGGCAATGCTGGGGGATCGGGTACAGTTAACTACACAACAGGCGCAATTAGCGTCACATTCAACACAGCGCCTGCAGACGGGCAGGTTATACAAGCAAGCTTTATACAGTATACAGCAGGCTTTCCGGTATCTGTTCTCATGTTTGAGAATAAATTTCGCTTCTTTCCGATACCAGACAAGGCGTATCGCTTTAGGATTAAAGCGTGGTCTCTTGAGTATGTACAGCCAGTATCGGGCTCAAAAAAGACTCTTTTTGAGGCAGCAACGGACAAACCGCTCCAAGAAGAGTGGGGTCCAGCTATCGCCTATGGCGCTGCGAGACGTATTGCCAGTGACTTCGGTGAGATGGACCGTTACGGAGAAATAACTGCACTATATAAAGAGCAAATCAATTATATTTTAACACGCACGCACATCGATCTTGAGTCGAGTCGTGCGATGCCAATGTTTTAGGGGGGGAAGCTATGGGTTGGGATAAAACGCTACCTGGTACGAGCGCTAAATTAAGAAGTATCAGTGGAAATATCACAGACAACTGGAAAGCGATAGAAGAAGCCGACGAGGTGAGCGGGACACCGATCTTTCAGCGGGCTATATTGCTGGGGGACCGCAGTGTTGTTGCAAGTGCAGCGGATCCTACAGTTGTTGGGGCTACAACTTACCTCTACAGCAAGCAAGATGGCGGCGGTGTACAGGAGCTCTATGTAAAAGATGCCGCAGGAAATGCAATGCAGTTCACAAACGGCGGTAAGATCGGCTCTACGGCCACTAACTACGAAGCGGACACCATCAGCTTTGATGGAACAAACACATATAATGAAGATAATATGTTTACCGCCTGGGCGCTTGCTCCTGGAGCAGGAGGTGCTTTTACCTTAAACAAAGGTGTTCAGGGCGGCTTTCCAGGTAGTGTTACTAGAACAGGCACTGGAAATTATACTATTGATATTACTGGACTTGGCCCTGCTGGAGCTAATTTTACAGGGGCAAATGATTACACGGTCTTAGCATCGGTCAACTATGATTCGGCAAACTACGTAGCAGGTGTTAGAAATAAAACAGCTACAAGTTTCAAGATCACAATAGATAATTTAGATAAAAGTCCTCAAGATAAAGATTTTACAATAGCGTTGTTATCATAATGGCTTATCAAAATTTTCTTATAGCTCCTTTTGGAACAGGCCTCGACACTGATCAGTCTCCGTGGCTTTTGCCCCAGGACGCTTTTTCAGATATCAGCAATGGTCATATCCACCATGGAGTCGTTGAGAAAAGGGATGGTTACACAAAACATGGTGATTTCGTTCATCAAGATCAGACCAATTGGAAGATATCTGGAATAACTCAGGCGAATCCTGCAGTTGTCACTGTGACAGCAACAACCGGGCTTACCAACGGAGATGTTGTAGAGCTACGCAATGTTCCGGGAATGACTGAGGTTAACGGGCAGAAGTATACTGTTGCCAATCTTGGTGGGACAACTTTTGAGCTAAGTGGTGTCAATTCCACTAGTTTTACAGCCTATGGCGCTGGAACAGGCGATGTCCTTCTCATTCCAAGCAATCGCGTTATGGGCCTACACCGGTATATTGATTCCGACAACGTAAAAGAGGTTATCGCTTTTGATCAGACACGCGCCTGCAAGTATAATTCTACAAACCAGCAGTACGACCCCATTGATTCTTCTGATATCATGGACGCTGGATCGGATAATACAGACTTCATATGGGCAGATAACTGGGCTTCCACCGCCTCGTCAACAGCTTCCACATTGTATAGGCTATATTTCACCAACGGGAGGGCCTATTCTGGCGGTTTGAATGGGATTAGATACTATGATGGAGGAACAGCAACTACCTCTTATAGGCCACAGATTAATAGTTTAACATACATCGATGGGTGTAAATTACTGTTTTCTTTCCGTCAGAGGCTTGTTCTTTTAGATACAATTGAGGGTGGAGTGTCATATCCGCAGAGAGCTAGATGGTGTCAGGTTCAGGCTCCCTCTGTTTCTGATGCATGGGACGATAATAGGTCTGGAAAGGGTGGATATGTCGATGCTCCAACAGGCGATCACATTATCAGTGCCGAGTTTCTCCAAGATGTGCTTATCGTATTTTTCACAAGCAGTGTCTGGATGCTTAGGGCTAATCCCGACCCAGCATTGCCCTTCGTGTGGAACAAGATCAATGACTTTAGAGCGTGCAATGGCAAAATGACCGCTACACAGTTTGATCGGTATGTTATTGCTGCAGGAAGCCGTGGACTTACCGCAACAGATGGTGTAGAGACACAGCGTTTAGATGAAAGGATCGAAGATTTCACAAGCAGCGAGATCAATACTGGTGAATTTGCTAAAGTTTTCTCTAAGAGAAGCTATGAGAAGCGCCGTTTATGGATGCTCTATCCCGGTGGGGAGGACGATGACCCGAATAATGCCTTGATCTATGACGAGGAATCGTCTGCCTACTCAAAATACGCCATCTCCCTTAACGTTTTGGGCTATGGAGGGGCTGCACAAGATGCTGCTCTCGATAGCTTTGGCGATAAGAGACTCGATGAGTTTAGCGAAACGCTTCTAGACTTCACCTTTGATGCAGCAGCAGAGCTTTTCCTTGGCGGTGATAGATCGGGAACTGTTTGGAGTCTAGAGCAAGGGGGCGATGACAACGAGATCATATTCGAATCTTCAATTGTAGGAGTGACGCAGGCAAATCCTGGCGTTGTGACCATGGGTGGTGACTCAGGACTCTCTAACGGAGATATTGTTACTATATCTGGAATCGTGGGGATGACAGAGCTCAATGACCGCGAGTTTACAGTTGCTGGCAAGTCAGGAAATACATTTCAGCTTCAAGGAGAGGACACATCCGGGTACACCGCTTATACTTCTGGAGGAGATGTCAGGACTATAACAGCTGATTCCATCGACTTCTCATTAAAATCTGCCGCATGGAATCCATGGATTAGTGAGGGCAGAAAGGCTGAGCTTGGATATGTAGACCTCTTCCTGGACACCCACCCCTCAACTCTAATGACGGTTAATTTCTTTAAAGATAATGACGATACGCCTTATGCAACGAGCATCATTAACCTTCTTCCTGATCTACTTGAGATTGCTGAGATAACCTCTATCACAAATGCAAACCCTGGGAACGTTACAGCTGCAGACCACGGCCTTGCTACAGGAGATGAGATCTTTATCTATGGAGTGGGTGGTATGAATGCTGTTAATGATGGGCCCTACACTGTGACTGTCGTAGATAGCGGTAACTTCACCATCGGGGTAGATACAACAAATTATGGTGTCTACACCAACGGCGGCACGATCACAGAGCGTCAGTTTACCACAGACAAGGCGTGGAAACGGGTATTTGCGGGTGAAACTGGGTATCAGCACCGCATTGAGATCACATCATCGGGAAGAGATAAGCCTCTAAACATACATGCGTTCATGCCATGGTTCAAGCCTCGGGGGAGTCGAATTATATAATGAATTCAATGCTTCTTTTTGCACTTGCATTTTCCAATTCTGTTTCCGCGAAAATTGGGAAATGCTCTGATTTTAGACTCGCCGCAAAACACACACTCTATTATGGCCTTATTTTGCTCATGAAGCCGGTTTTTAAGCTTCCAGTCCCCTCTAATGGTACCAATTTTAACATATCTTCTAGTATTTCTCGCTTGTGTTTGGTTACTGGCCCATCGGCAATTTTCTTTAGAATAGCCCTTGGCATTATCGATGCGGTCAATAGAAAATTTGCTTGGCGCCTCTCCCATATCAGCAAAGAATGCAGCAAAACTCTCGCTCCACTCTCTGCATACCTTT